TTAGCGCAGTTCGACCACGCCCTCGGTAAGGGTCTCGACCTCGGCGTTGATGGCCGCCGATCCGGTCGCGATGCCGAAGATCGCGCCGACCAGCAGTCCGTCGCCGGACGCGACCGCATAGGGGGCGGGAAGCGTGATTGTGTTGCCGGGCTGGATGTAGCCGCGCATGGGACTTCTCCGAGAGTGTCAGGTGATTGGGAAGAGTTCCGGCGACGATCACGCGCCGGGATTGCGGTAGAGCCCGCGCCAGTCGATCGCCTTCGCGCCGAAGTCGAGGCGGCACTTGATCTCGACGCCGTCGACGTCGAAGCCGTTGCGCGTCTCGATGTAGGCGCCTTGCTGGCCTTCGAGATAGGCGTACTCGATGGTGTCGATCTGGGCGGGGTTCGCCGCCAGATACCAGGCAGTGAGGCTCGCGGCGTCGAGACGAGGCTCGGAGATCGGTGTCAGCGTGCGGATCGAGGACGGGACCACGTTGCCGGTCTGGGCAGGCACGAGGTTCTGCGCCACAAGCTGCTCGGCCGCGAGTTCGAGCGACGCCGGCACGATCAGATAGGCGGGCCGGACATTGAGGATCGTCTTCTTATCGAGCCCCGTCTGCCGGGCCATAGCCGCGCGCGCCGCGCCGATCGCGGTGACGCTGAGCGCGGTGGCCGGGTTCGCCAGATTGCCGTGGTTCTGGTGGAACAGCGCGATGGAGTCGCTCATGGCGGCGTTGGCCAGGATGATGCCCCAGACCACATCGCTCTCCAGCGTGGCGATCGCCGTGCCGTACATCGCCGGGATGCGGGTGAAGGCGTCGAGATCGTCGTTGATGAGGACCTGCCGGGTGACCGCGACGACGCGCCCGTAGGTCTCGACACGGTAGCTCTCGCGACCTTCGGCCAGAGTGCCGCGCTTGAACTCGCCGCCCTCGTTGACCTTCACGAGCTGCGGCGCTTCGCCGAGCTGCACACGGTGCATCGCCTGGAAGTCGGTCGCGAGAACCTGTCGGCAGAAGGGCACGTAGGTGCGCGGATAGGCGTCGTAGGCCTGCCGCAGCGTCTTGCCCGTCACGGCGGCGAGAACCTCGGGGAAGTCCGAGGTGGAATGGAGAGCGCGCGTGGCGATCTCGTCGCGCGACATGCCGCGGACATTGACGCCCGAGCTTGAGAGGAACTCGCGGGCGTGCTCGACGAGCGTCATGCCGCGATATTCCCGCGCCGGTTCGCTCAAGGGGAAGAGCGTCGGCGAGTAGCGGTGCAGAAGAGCGTTCGACACGGCGTCGCGACGGGTGACGCGTTCATCGCGGCCGCCGAGCGGGATGCTGACCTGAGGCGAAACCCGCGTCCTCTCGGCATCGGTGGCGACCTTGTCGAGGATCTCGCTGCGCGCCGCGTCGAGCGTGACGCCGCGCTTGACGAGGTCGTCGGCGAAGCTGCGCTCGAGGTGCAGGCGGCCGGCAAGATCGTAGATGGTTCCAACCCGCTCGCGCTCCGTGCCGCGCGCGCGGGCGGCGATCGCCTCCGCATCGATCATGGGCGTGGTCGGCACGCGATCCTGTGGTTCAGTCGCGGCCTGGCGCGTCTGAGTATCGGTGTTGTCGGTCACAGCGTCGTCCATGGCTGCTTTCTCCTGAGTTGGAGCGTCGGCGCGGTGGACGACGCAGGGGTGAAGGGGCAAAGAACTTTCGGAGGATTTCTCGGCACGGAAACCCGCAGCCGGATCAGCGCCGATGGGCACTGCGGAAATCTCGAACGGCGTCCAGTCGACCGCGCGCCACAACTCGGGCGCGCCCGCCTGCCTGGACACCTCGAAGCGATGGACCTGGTAGCCGATCGAGACCGCACGGATGTGCCCAGCCTCGACGTCCTTCCAGAGCGGTTCGACCTCGGCCCGGTCGGAGAAGCGGACACGGGCGATGCCGCGTCCGTTCTCGATGCGGGCGCTGCCCGGCACGACCGAGCCGATGATGCTGTCGAGCACAGAGGCATCGTGCACCTTCAGGAGCGGCGCGCCCGCGTTCAGGCGATCGAGACGGACGGCGCGCGGATCCATCGCCAGTTCCTCGTCGAACGGATCGCCGAAGAACGGAGTGCGGCGCACCCGCGCGCCGGTCGACCAGACCACCTCGATGGTGCGCTCGGCCGCATCGATCGAGGCAGGCAACAGGTCCGCCGCCCGCGTCAGCGGTGGCAGGTCGATGTTTCGGGTCATGGGGCAAAAGCTCAGGTGTCGGGATTGTCGGGTTGGCCGGTGGTGTCAGCCTGCATCACGCCGGTTTTCGTTACGCGGCGCGGATCGCTGTCGAGAATGAGCCCGAGGGCGTCGATCTTGGCGTTCATGGCGGCGATCTCGGCGAGCACGGCGTCCGGGTTGTGACCTTGACGCGCAATGGCCTGCGCTAGCGACATGGTGCCCGAGCGCAGGGCCAGAAGATCGGCCATCGCGTCCTTCAGCGGGTCCACGGCTTCGAAGCGCGGCGGCGACCATTCGACCGTAATGTCCGGGCGCGGCAGTTTTCCGGCGGCCCACGCGGCCTGGCAGAACCAGGCCCACATGGGCTGGCACAGCACGGGGATGACGATCTGCCATTGGACGGCGTCGATCAGCCGACGAAACTCCACGAGCCCCGCCCGGATCGATGAATAGTTGACCTGACTGAGGTCGCCGGTCAGCAGCTCGTAGGGCATACGGAAGCCCGCCGCCACGATGTGAAGCTGCGCGCGGAGCCATTCGCCGACACCCGCCGTCGTGGCGGGCTGGTTGAAGCGGATGTCCTTGCCGCCGCGCGCATAGGCGATCAGCCCGGGCTCGAACTGCTCGACGCGGTTGCCGTCGGCGTCGACCACCGACGGGGCGATGCCCTGATCGGCTTCGTCGGCGCCAAGCACGATGCCGACGACGCAGGCTTCCGTCTTCTTCCGGACCAGCTCGGCCTGCGTCCAGTCGTCGAGATCGCGCAGCGCCCGCATTACCGGCGTGCCCCACGGGACGCCGCGGACCTGCGTGCGCTGCTTCTCGTAAAGATGCAGGACCTCGCTCGCTGGGATGGCGAGACTTTCGAGGCGTCGGCGCATGGTGACGACCGCGTCGCCCGGGTGCTGGGCGTGAAGCCAATAGGCACGGCGTCGGCCCAAGGGATCTAACTCGATGCCCTGAAGCAAACGCCCGCCATCGGCGAGATCGCCGTTGCGGGTGTTGTCCAGCAGATCGGCTTCGATGATCTGGACCTGGAGCGGAACGGCCAGACCATCGCTGAGACGCCGCGGGCGGCGGCGGATCAGGACTTCGCCAGCCTCGATCATTTCCCGCACCGCCAGGGTCTGCAACCCGAAGATGTCGAGTTGCCCGTCGGCGTCGCAGGCGGCGGTCCACTCGGTCCAGAGCCGGTCCACCGTCTCGTCGAGCCTCGCGTCACCCGTCGCAGCGCGCGGAATGATGCCGCTGCCGACGATGCTGTTGACCAGCACGGACACAGCCTTCGCTGCGTGCGGATTGTTGCGGGTGAGATCGCGCATGCGGTCCCGCAGCAGGCCGCTGGCGGCCGCGATCTCGGCATCTGCCGATGTTCCCGCCGCCTTCCATCCGTCCGTGCGCCGTCCCTTGGCCGCGCCGTCATAGCCACGGGAATTGCCACGGGTCTTGACGCTGAGCGCCTCGAAACTTCGCCGCGCGAGTGCCCGCCTCACGCCTGCCTCGGGCGCGGCCCACGCCACCATTCGGTCGAGGAAGGTGATCTGGCTCACCGCTCGCCCCGTCCGAACCCGGCATAGCCCGCGATTGGGCGCGGCACGCCGGAGGATGCGGTGATCTCGGTCTCGATGGTGCGGATCCGCTTCAGCAGGTCGTCCGCCGAGCCATACTCGACTGTCTTGCCGTCATAGCTGACCCGGAGCGTGCCGCTGGCATAGGCGCGCTTCAGCGCATCGAGTTCCTCGGTCGTCCAGGCCATGACTGTTCCTCAGAACCACTTCCCGCGCGGGCCGAGCCAGTCGCTCTGCCGCTTGGTCGATGGCGGGTTTGGACGGGCGAGACGCCCGGCTTCGATGTTCGAGTGCGTGTCGTCGGTGTCCGCAGGCTGGGGGCCGACCTGATCTTCGAGATCGCGCCACTTCTCCTCGGACCAGCGGTCGGCTCCGGCGATCCAGACGGCGGCGCGGGCGTAGACCCGGCAGTCCAGCGCCTCGTTTCGTTCACGAACCTTCTGCCATTCGAGCTTCTGGAAGCCGCGCTTGGTCGTGACGGTCACCAGATGCTCGGCGACGAGCTGCTTCACCCATTCGGCGTCGACGCCGTGGGGCAAGTGCACAATTCCGGCCGGACCCTGCGCTCCATCCGCCGCATCCTCGTCGGTGGGCTTCGACAATCGCAGGAAGCGATAGGTCTCGGCCTTGAAGGTCGAAACCGCGATCGTCCAGAGTCGCGCGCCACGGCGGATCTTCCGGCCGCCTTCCGTCGCATCCACGAAGGACGGGCCGGTGACCGGTGCTGCGCGATTGAACCCCTCGACGCCCTTGATGGGAATGACCTGCGCAAATCCCTGCTGGCGTGCCCATGCATAGACGGCTGGCGCTTCGAAGCCTGTGTCGATTGCGAGTTTCGAGAGGCTCAGCCGAACGCCATGGGCGTGCGGCCAGGTCTGGCCGAGGAGATCCGTCAAAGCCTCCCAAGACCCGGCGCTGTCCGGGCCGCCGGGGATGACGATATGGTCCACGAGCCAGCTCGCGAGCCCGCGACCCCAGGCCCAGATCGAGACTTCGATGCGATCCTTCTGGATGTCTGCGCCCGCCGTGAGAAACAGACCACCGCTCGGCACCGTGCCGATGCGCCATGGCTCGCGCCGCTCGTAGAGCCGCTGCCAGTCCGGCGCCTCGCCGGTCTCGATCCAAGTCTCGCCGAGGACGCCGTTCATGAAGCTGCGCTTCGCCTCGTCGCTCGTCTGCGCGGCTTCCCACATCCGGGCGATATCGGCCCATGAGAGCCAGCCCACCGGCGAATAGAGCCCGGAGAGGTGATAGCCGACGGTTCCCGAATGCGCACCATCGCGCGTAGGACGCCATTCGCCGGACATCATCAGGGTCGTCTTGTGATGCTCCTCGATCCGGCCCTCACAGGCTTCGCAAGAGTAGTGCGCCGTATGCGGCTGACCCTTCTCCCAGCGCAGACGCTCGAAGCGGAGCCACTGGCGGTGATCGCAATGCGGGCACGCTACGAAGTAGCGCCGCTGGTCGCTCGCTTCGAACTCGCGCTCGATCCGCGAAATGCCGTGGATCGTAGGCGTCGATGTCAGGAAGACCTTCGAGCGCCAGGAGAAAGTGCGCGTGCGGGCCTCCGCGAGCGCGACAGGGTCTCCCTCCTCGTCTGCGGATGGCGGATAGGCGTCGACCTCGTCGAGAAACAGGTAGCGCGCCGGCATGGAGCGCAGGCCGACTGCGCTGTTCGCTCCGGTGATCACCAGAAGCCCCGCCGGGAATTCCTTCGACAGGACCGTGTTGCCGGCGTCTCGCGAGCGCTGCGGCTTGACGCGCTCGCGCAGCACCGGGCTTTCCGCGATCAGCGGGTCGATGCGCTGACGCGAAAAGCGCTTGGCGAGTTCCACCGTCGGCTGGACCGCGAGCATGGGCCCCGGCGCATGGTGGATGACGTAGCCGATCCAGTTGTTGCCGGCTTCGGTCGCGCCGACCTGCGCCGCCTTCATGAAGACGATGCGGCGCGCGGCGTTGCCGGGCGACAGCGCATCCATGATGGCGCGCATGTAGGGCGTGCGATCCGTGCGATAGCGCCCCGGCTCGGCCGAAGCGCGCGGGCTCAGGAACCGATGCCGATCCGCCCATTCCGAGACAGTGAGCGCAGGATCGGGCGTCAGCCCATCGCGCCAGGCCTGGACGAGCGCATCGACGCCTTCGAAGGCGAGCAGCTCATCGGAAGTCTGTGGCGACCTCGGCGAGATCGGCGAGGTGCCCTCGGACATGGGTCTCCAGAACCTTCTGCATCGCGTGCGCTTCGAGGCCGAGCTCCGCCGCCATCAGCGCCGCGATCCGTGCGGGCCAGTTCGCCCACGCATCGCGCTCCTCTCGCGCCAGTCGAAAGACGAGCGCCGTCGCCCGCGCACGGTCGATGACCTCGCCCTTCATGCGCTGCAGACGCAGACGCCGTTCCTGAGCCTTCAGCACCTCGTTGGCGGTCTTGGCCTGGAGGAACGTGGTCCCGCCGCCGGCCGGCGATGGCGCGATGCCGCTTTCGCGCAGCGTGTCGCCGACGGCGGACAAGGCCGCATCGGGGACGGGCTTCAGCTTGGCTTCGCCGCCATCCCGACGCTGCTTCGAGGGGTCGGTCGTCGACGCGCGGCGCGCATCGCTGGCCCGCGCATCGATCGAACCGTCGGCATGAAGGACGAGCCTTCCGGAAGTCTTCGCCTTCTGGATCGCGCCCCGCGACAAGCCGACATGGGACGCGTACTGGCGCTCGCTCATGCCCTGCATGTCCGCTCCGAAAACATAATGTTTTGATGCACTTATTGCCTTGATAAGCGCGCCGGACAGAGCCTGTATGGGGTCACGAACCAAGGAGATTTCCGATGACCCGCCAAGCCAAGAACGCCCAGGCCCTCGACGCCTTCATCGCCCGCAAGGTCGAGATCGACGCCATGCTGGCGCGGCTTGCCGCCCTGAGTGACGAGCATTTCGATGTTCATCCCGATGAGGTGCATTGGGGCCATGTCGGAACGCTCGCCCACTACGCCGAACTCCTGAAGCGCATCACCGACAGCGCCTTCCGCGAGGGCGAACACGCCGAATGATCCGGACGGCCTCCGCGCCAGCCCCGCGATTGCGGGGCTTGGCCTCGTGGAAGCGCCGCGATGGTCGCGCCGCTCTCGAACCGGAGGTTCCGATGACCCAGCTTTCCGACACCCAAGCCATCATCCTGAGCGCTGCTGCGCAGCGTTCCGAGCGCATCGCGCTGCCACTGCCCGACAGCTTGCGGGGTGGCGCTGCCGCCAAGGTCGTCAGCACGATGATCGCGAAGGGCCTGCTGCAGGAGGTCGAAGTCAACGCACGACGCGGCGAACCGGTCTGGCGCGAAACCGGCGACGGCCACGGCACGACGCTGGTCGCCACCGACGCGGGCCTTGCCGCAATCGGCATCGAGCCGGATGATGCCGACACTGCGCGCCCGAGTGGGACAGAAGCGCCGCCGCAGGATCCCGCTCAGGATGGCGACGCCAAAGCCGCACATTCGACGCGCACGCCGCGCGCAGGGACCAAGCAGGCGGCGCTGATCGCCATGCTGCGTGCGCCGGACGGCGCGACCATCGAGGAGATCACCACCGCCACCGGCTGGCAGGCCCACACGGTGCGCGGCGCGATCGCCGGAGCGCTCAAGAAGAAGCTCGGTCTAGACGTGACCTCGGAGAAGGTCGAGGGGCGCGGTCGGATTTACCGGATCGCCTGACAAGCTGGACCTCAGACGGTCGGGTTAGGTCAACTTCACCCGGCCGTCCTTGATCCTGTTGCGGGATGACTGTGCGAGATTGATCGCACTTTTCACGATATCAAGCTTCGCAACCCGCGAGTGATAGCCACGAAATGCTTCAGCCAAGACCTTATCGGTCACTTCCGGCGATACTTGCTCGTCTCGCCCAGAGGTGATCGGCACCTGATCGAGACTCATCCCGCGCCCTTCAAGGAAGGTCGTGACGATGACTTCGAAGGTCATTGGTGGCCGATGGTCCATGTGCGCTTCATCGCGCAGGATCCTTTCGCCTGTCACGGCGCACGAGACTTTGCCGTCGTCACCGCGATGATCGGAAAAGAACTTGTCCCGGGCCGCATAAAGATCGAGCTGAACGACTCGACGAAAAGCGGCAGAAACCTCTTGCTTCCGCGTAGGAGGGCGTTGGGTGATGCAGTGCCGATAGGAAAAGTCGGTGCCGGAGCCATCAATGCGGACGATCCGAAAGCAGTTCGTACCATGCTCGGTCGCCATCACTTCAAAATGGGCAACCCCCTTGCCAACCTTCTGTGCATATTCATCATGACGCTCCAACAAGGCAGATAGGTCGAGAGCGTCATCGTCCGAAACTCTATCGCCAGGCCTGTAGCGACCCAGCATTGCTCGAAAATGATCAATCGCCTTCGACTGATTTTCGAAGCTGCGTGTAGCGATTTCTACGGGTTTCCCACGAGTCATGATCAATCTTTCGAGTTCAGGTGACCAGTATAGCCGTTCTCGAAGATCGACGCTGGCTCTTGCGTTTTGGAAGTTTACCTGTCCAGCAAGGCTTCGAACAGCCGTCGCAGGGCGAATGACCGGGCGATGCTCACCACGGTGAAGATCGCCCCGATCATTAGGTTCTTCGCAAGTGTCGTGTGTAGCCCGAACATAGGAAAGACGAGCAACTGGGTGAGCACCGCGACGCCGTAGCCGACCACGACATTGGCTGTGGCTTCGATCAGCGACATGGCGCGCGACTGCTTCATGCCACCGCCTCATCCGTCGGCCAGCAATTCAGCCGCGAGAGTTCTGAGCGCATGCGCCGCAACCAGCGGCACCACGCCGTTGCCACAGAGGCGAAGCCGGTCCACCCGGTGGGCCAGCCCATCAGCGCCTCGACGAACAGCGGGTTCAAGGTCCGGCGCACATCGGAGGTATCGCTCCCAGCCGTCGGCGTCACCAGGACCTGGCGGCCAAGCAGGCCGTTCACCGGCGTGTTGGCCAGACTGGTCGCGCCGTCCTTGTGATCGCGCGCCGTCGGCGTCATCCACATTCCCGCTGCATGGGTCAGATCGGCCGTCCGGCGGTTGCCCGCGCTCGGCTTGCAGCCATCGGTCGCCATCGGCGTCGGCCAGTCCCGCGCCATGCGGTCCAGACCCTTCTCGTCGCGCCGCTCGCCACCCCGGCTGCGGAAACTGTCGGTCTGCGGCGTCGGCCAGAGTGCCGCCGTCGTTGCGAGATTCATCCCGTGCTGACCGGCTTCCTGCGAAGGCGTCGGCTTCATCTGACGGTTCTCGTTGGCGCTGGCGCGAGGGGTCGGCCAGAGCCGCAGCAGTTCCGTCCGGTTCCCGCCACTCGAACGGGTCCCGGAGCAGGCGCGCGGGGTCGGCCAGTTCGTCTCCTTCGCGGACGGCGAGGATGAACAGGCGCTCCCGCCTGTGGGGCGCGCTGACTTCCGCCGCCGTGAAGAGGCCTGCCGCAAGGCGGTAGCCCATGCCGACCAGTCCTGCGGCGACTTCGGGGAAGCCCAGGCGGAGATGATGGGCGACATTCTCAAGAAAGACGAAGGGCGGCTCGATTTCGCCGATGATGCGGGCGACATGTGGCCAGAGGTGGCGCGGATCGTCCGCGCCCCGGCGCTTGCCCGCGACGGAGAACGGCTGGCACGGATAGCCTGCAGAGACGATGTCCACCGCGCCGCGCCATGGTTTGCCATCGAAACTGGCAACGTCGTCCCAGACAGGCGCGCGATCCAGGGACGCGTCTTCCATCCGCGCCACGATAATGGCTGCGGCGAAGGTTTCCCGTTCGACATGGCCCACAGCACGATATCCGGGCAGTGCGATGGTGAGCCCGAGGTCGAT